CAAGCACATCTTTCATATTATATGGTGTGTATGTCAATTATAGATGCCTCAAGATTGTGTTAGTTTCCAATTCAATTCTTTCACCGGCCAGAGAATAATACTCTTCCGATATTTCAGAACCCATATAATGACGATCTGTTTTTATCGCAGCAACAGCGGTTGTACCACTACCCATAAAGGGATCAAATACTACGTCATACGGATCGGTATAGTTCAAAATACATTTTCGCGGAATATCGACTGGCATTCCATACGAATATTTTTTGAACTTGTCGCCACGACCATCCATCCAGACATCCGGTTTAAATTCTTTATGCATATTCTGTTTCACTTTTCCCATTCCAAACGTCAATATATTACCATAAGTAAGTCGATATCCATCGATCTTTGTAGTTTTTACCCATATCTTGTGGGTTAGGAGTTTCCACCCCAAATCAAACAAAACACTTTTTACTATCGAACTCTTAGGTATTATACTACCAGAAAACTTCCTGTCTGTCAATACTATTGTTAAAACTTTTTTCTTGGGTGTTGCCTTTTCAAAAACATCATGCAGAAAAGTCTGATATATTTCTGGGTTAGATGGGTCTAATCCAATTTCCTCGAAATCTGGGGGGCTCGTAAACAAATAATCATATTTACAGGACTCCATCACATTTCTACAATCTTCTAAAAATATATTGTCCATCAGTCTTTCACAATCTGGCTGAAATTTTTAATTTTCTCAAATCTAACAGTCTCTTTGAATTTGTCAAAAAGAATATCTCCTTTGTGAGATATGACAAAAACGTTGTTCCCACCCAATGTATTCAAAAGTTTCAGAAACTCGTCTGTGCCGGTGGCATCCAAACTACTGTCAAAAACCTCGTCAAGAACTAACAGGTTGGTATTGACACTATTTTTCATGCGGGCAATCTCTCGCCATGTGAAAAGTAACGCCAAGTCCACTCGCATCTTTTCCCCTTCAGAAAACGATGAGTATGTAAACCCTTCGCGGCCTCGAGATTTTATGTTTTCAACAAATCTCTCGTCCATAGTAAAATTGACATAAAAATCCATTTCTTGTAGATAACGATTTATCAACTTATTCATTATGGGTAGATAATATTTGATGATAGAAGTTTTGACACCCGTATCCTTTAAAAACTGTCCGGCCACCGTAAAATAATTTTTATCGTCTACTAAATCACCGCGAGTGTCATCTAATGTTTTAAGTTCTTGGTTCAAATTTTTGAGCTCTTTTTCAAGTTTTTTCACGCTCGTATTATTATTTTCAGTGTCGTCTATTTCTGCCTCAAGATCGTCGATATTTTTTTGGATAAAATTCGTCTCGATTACATTGTTACGAATGATATTTTTGGTATCGAAAAGCGTTTCTTTTTTGTCCTCGATGACGCTAATTCTATCCAGCACAATATTCATTTCCACCGTCAATGATGCAATTGCGTTGGTCAGTTCTTCTTTTTTCTTACCCTTTTCTTCCACGATGCAATCTTTGTGTCCATCGTTAATGTTCTGTTGGCAAGATGGACACACATCATTTGTTTTAAACCAATCAATTTCACTATCAATTTTAACAGAGTTATTCGATAGTTGATTTTCTAACTTATCCATCTTACGCTTTTTAGTGGTGATTTTTGTCTCGTCAACAATCTCACCGATGAGGGTGATTACTGTGTTGGCCAGTCCCTCGTTTGTTTGTAAAAGCTCTTTTTGTGCAGTCTTTTGAGTCTTTATCTTACTCTTAAAAGTTTTGATAGAATTTTTCTTTAGATTTTTTGCATCTCCAATGGATCGATCATGCATCTCTATTTTATAGTTCTGCAATTCTCTTTCCTTTTCATTATTATACAACGCATCCTTGACTATCGCAGACTTACCCTTCAACAATTCATTCATAGTCGAAAATATTTTAATGTCCAAAATATCCTCAATAATGTCGCGGCGGTCGTTTGCACTCATCTGCATAAATGGCACAAATGTCGCACTACCCAAAATGACGGTCTGAGTGAAAGATTTGTAATTCAGTTTAAGGATGGTTTCTTCGAGATATACCTGACTATCTCTAATTTTCGCATCTTGATCTAACATTTTGCCATTGATATAAATTTCAAAGATATTCGGTCTGATGCCGCGGCGAATTAGATAACTAATTTTTCCAATTTTAAATTCTATTTCAATTACACAATCTTTGCTATTTACTGAATTGACTAATTGCGGTTTGTTAATTTTTCTAAAAGATTTTCCAAACAGACTGAAAGTCAATGCGTCAAGAATTGTCGATTTCCCTGCACCATTCTCTCCAACAATCAATGTCGATGCAGAGCGATTAAGCACAACTTCGGTGAAGTGATTTCCGGTAGATAAGAAGTTTTTCCATCGGACTTTTTGAAACTCTATCATACAGAGGCCTTTTTCATAATATGAAAATTTTCAAGTAAATTTTTACGTTTCTCAGCAACTTTTTCCGCTGCACTAAAACCGCCCCATGCAATATTAATCAACTTATCATATTCAAAATATTCGGTGGCGATATTTTTCATGTCATCACTGATCGGCACTCTGTTTGATCCACGGCCATAATCCTCAACAATAACAAAACTGAAAGCGGCACCAGGCTGCAGACAACGATAACACAATTCTACCGTAGGGCGCCAATAGCCCTCTAACCATTCCTCATATGTCTGGAAGGATTCGTGTGACTGCTCGCCACCAGTATACACTTCCAAGTCATAATAGGGCGGCGAGAAGAACACGGTGTCGAAGTGTTCTGCATATTTCTCGCTGAAATTGTGTCGAGCATCTAACTGTTCGGATGGACAACAGTAAAATTCTGCCTTTTTAGAATCATCGACAAAAAAACCATTTCGCATACCCTCACTATATTCGTGCAACAGTCGAGATTTTTCAACCACTTCGGGAATCACATCTATAGCAACCATTTCATCGTAGCGAGAATTGGCAAGGCCGATAACAGGACTACACCAACTCATCACCGGAGATAAAAGTTTCTTGCCGTCTGGAAATATGTTATTCAAAATCCAACTATAAGTATATGGATTGAAAATGGATGCTCTATTGGATGTGCCGCGTAAGATTGCAAAGAAGTCATCGTAGCGGCCGGCCTGTGCAAATTCTGCTACTTTTGGAGTCAATAGACAAGATATGGCAAATTTATTTTCTACAAGTCCTCTAAAAGCGTCCAGCAATGTGCATTTTTCTGATGAATTTGATTTTCCGGTGTCCTGATAGATACCTTTATATGATATGTTTCTGAGCAACCGTCCACTGGTAATTTCTTTCCGGCCGTCTATAATATATCCGTTTTCAATTTTATCAGTAGTTCTTTGTACATCAAAACGTAAAAAATTATCCAAATCTTTTACCGCGATATGTTTCTGAAACCAGAGCCTCATCATATATTCAAAATTTTCAATGAACGCCATATATAACGTTTTCGACCACGAATCAAAATCAGTCCTTCTAGGATCATCTTCCGCCAGTTTCAAAGAATATTCGTACAACGAACATCTATCGGCGGTGTATGTCTGTGCAGACTCGAACCTAAATTCTTCCAAAGTTGGTTTTGTATACTCGTTAAAACAATCGGCCATAAACGCTTCATAACTATATATTATCATCATTCACCTCGTAGAGCAGAAACATAAAGTTCCTGCATAATCTGTTTCAATTTATTCTTGTCCACATCGATCTCATAATTATCAATATAGTTTGTCAGCAGCGACATGGTATCTTCTGTTGTGTCTATATCGGTACTTTCTTCAAACTCAAAATCGGTATCGTCCACAATAGACAAATCTGCGACACCCATCTTGTACAATTCATCAACATATATATCAAACCGTAACTGATCATTTTTATTCACGACAATCAATTTAATATATTTGCCTTTCAAATCATCTGGATATAACACGATTGCATCATTAGAATCGTTATAGTAAATTTTATGAAACATTTGAAACGGATTTGTAATAAATTCCAACTCATTATCATCTGTGTCTAGGATATGAAAACCTTTTGTGTCGTTACAATCATTCCAAAACATTTCATATGGCGCACCCAGATAATGTATAGAACCTTGACTCGATTTTGTATGAAAATGTCCCGAACACGTCAAATCAAATTTATTGAAAAGTTTTACATCCATACCGGCCTCGCACTTGATACCACGCATCATTTCAAAACCATTCAGTTCTAAATGCCCTAGAGCGACTTTTGCCTTAGTCTTTTTCAGATGTTTTACCGTTTTGTCGTGATTTTCTGCATTTATCCAAGGCACAAAACAAATATCAGTACCACCAATATTAAGAGTAGTCGCTTCTGTATATGTTTTGAAATCATCTCCAAATAGTTGATCCATCGAATTGATACGATTTGTGTTTTTGTAATAAACATCGTGATTGCCGATAATAAAATAAGTGTCATATTTTTTCATCTTTTCGATAAATCCAGACTTTAACCCGTCCAGAATATTGTAGTTGATAAACTTGCGCCTATCAGTAACATCGCCGAGATGAATAATAGTGTCAATATTATTATCCTCGAGATACGGAAAAAAGACTTCATTATAAAACCTCATAAAATAATCATGGAATAATAAAGAGTCCCCACGAGCCCCAAAATGGGTGTCGGCAATCAAAGCAATTTTCATGTGGCCTTGTTTTCCTTCGCGATCTCTGCCTCTTTCTGATCTCTTTTTTCTTTTGCTTTTTCTTTTTTCTTACGTTGATTCTCTTCAAAATCTACAAGAAAGTCATCCATATTTCCTTGGATAAATTCTAAGAAATTATTTTTTACAGGTGTACCATTGGGGCCTGACATAATCTCATCGATCAATTCCTGATTTTCCATTGCTTTATACTTCACGTATGTCTGCTTTTTTTCTTTTTGAATACGGCGGATAAAGGCATAATAAATAATTTGAGTGAAATATGCAAAAGGATTGGATGATTTCTCTGCATTGAAGTTGTCTATATACAACAAACAATTTTCGATACCGTCTGATATCATTTCCTCTTTATAGGTATAATTAATGAAATTGGGTTTATATGACAGATGTTGTGCAATCTTCATAATGCACTCCCCGATATAGTTTGGAACTCTGGGGCGTTCTCCTTCTGTCTCTTTTGATTTGTCTACAGTATCCTTATATGCGACCATCGCAACTAATAGTTGTTTGTTGTCAACATAATGATGTCTAACTCTTTTTGCCATAACGATTCCTTAATATATTATTACTATCAATATACCACATCAGAGGCCCTGTGTCAACACCTTTGCAAAAATAAATTCTTCAAGAAACATCTTGACGAATCAATAGCGGAGTGTTATAGTGGCTATGTTGAGCCTTAAAGAATATAAAGATACTTAATGTAAAGTCTTGTTGGTTAACATGTGCATATAGTCGTCGAGAGAATATTCATCATGATCTGTTTCCGCCACCGATCGGTCTACTTTCCTGAAGGTGTCATTCTCACCCACCCGTTGACGTCTTGACAAAATCAATTCGTAATGCTCTTTCAGTTCTGAGCTTGGATTATTTACTGTGATAATGTTAAACGTATCAACCACCGATACATTATCATCACAAAATTGCATCCAATCAATGAGAGTTGAATTGAAGTCACCTGATTGTGGATTCATAAAAGATTTAATTTCATAAGGATCTTCTAAATAAATTTCTTCCATATTATCCTTATTCATATCAACAGGGGCAACTTTGCATATCAAAACTTCTTTTGTAGTGAGTCTGACAATTTTACATTCTTGCATTTGGTTTCCTATCCATATAAGTTAATTTCATGTATTTTAAAGGAAAACTTTTCCTCGTTGTAAATATTTATGCGTTCATAAAAATGTCTGATCGCAAAATTCATATAGGTCTTGTGGCGCATATCATCGGCGATGTCATATAACATGGCTGACGTTTTGTTGTTTCCCTTTCTTAATCCTCTACCAATTGACTGCAAATTTCTAATGCGAGATTTCGATGGTGAAGTAAAAACAACATTATGCAAGTTCCTTATATTTATGCCTGTTGAAAATGTCCCGTAAGAGGCAACGATAATTGCATCGGTTTCCGTTTCGGTAGTGGCCCTTATTTGTTCTCTAACATCTGCATCAACACCACCAGACACAAAAAATACTTTCCTACCCACAGCTGCAGAGTCCAAAATTAATTTATGTAATGGTACACCATGTTTTTCGACAAAATTATAGAGAACCAGTGTATTACCTTTTAGTCCCAATGTCAAGTTCTTTACGAACTCATTTCTGCGCGGGTTGGTTACGATCCATTCAACCTCATCAGAGTATTTCATTTTTTTGATTTCCAGACAATTCTCAGTCGGATATTTCAGCACCAATGCTTGGATTTTAAAGTCTGCGAGTGTTTTGTTGTCGATTAGAGCTCTAGTCGAAGTTACCTGTTTGGCCTCACCAAACATACCTGTCAAAACCAGTTTGTGCGTCTTTGTTCCATCGAGTGTTCCGGTCGTACCGAATCTAAATCTGCAAGTTGTCAGTTTGTCCATAATTTTGTTGAGGCTATTCGCTTTAAATAAGTGACATTCGTCACCAATCACTACACCAAATTGATCCCAATAATCTCTGGGCATCCTGTAAATAGATTGCCAAGTGGATATGACAACCTTTTTGTCCGTATGTTTGTCTGCACCCGCTGATATTTTATGACAATACTTTTCTACATTCCAACCATAGTCCTTAAAGTCGCCATACATTTGTTGAACCAAAGACACCGTAGGCACAATAATCAGAATTTTTTTATCTTTGACTTCGGGATGCATATTGTAGAATCGGATCAATGTATATATCATTAAAGATTTGCCGGATGCAGTCGGTGATATCAAAAGTGTTCTGTTTGATTTTATAGCATGGTATATAGCGTCAAGCTGATAGTCTCTGTAGTCTATCTTCTTTCCCTGACTGTGGGGGTTGATATGTTTCGCCAAGGCCATTAGATCGTCTGTGGTAAACTCTGTGTCTCTTATATCTTCGTCATAAACAATTTCGTAGTTATTTTTCTCACAAAAATGTCGTACTTGTGGAATCAGCCCCATATAAAGTTTGCAGTTGAGTGGATTGAAAAGACGTATTTTACCATCCCATACTTTATTTTTAAAGGATGGCATAAACTCTGCGCCGGGCACTTTGAAAGTGAAATAGTCGACCAACTCTTTCAACATAAACATTTCCGGCGAATCTATTTGTGCATATACTTCGTTTAATTTACTGATATAGAACTTACTCATTAATTACCTTCAAGCCATTTTTTCCAATCTATAAAATTTTTGACTGTCCATTTTTTTTGATCTATCAAAATATCTAAAGTTTTGTCTATCAGCGTTATTATTTGTTTTAGAAGTAGAAGTTGCTTTTTTGATTTTATCATTTCATTATCGTCATCGGCCCAAATATTCAAATCTGCCTTGAGTATTCTAGTACCTTCAATTTTCCAACCTTTTGACAGTATTTCATCCTCTGACATTTTTCCGGTGTAGTATTTTGTTTTCTGTGCGACAAGTTGCCTATGTCCTAGTTCTAAGAATTGATATTTTGTTTGGTAAAGACTCTGACGTGTCATCCACTTACCAATCAAATTTTGATTATGTACTAACTCGTCTTGCAATTTCAAAAAATCTATTTTAATGTCCTGCTCCGACTCTTGAAGCATTTCAGACAGTTTTACCGAATATTTTTCTTCCATAATGTTCTTTCAAATAGTTAATAATATTAAACTGAATATGGTTCCACAATATATGTTCTATACATAAAATCTGCGGTGGCAATCGCAGCCTCATTGCCGGTATCTGTTGAGGTGAAAGGTATGTCTCCAACGGCAATAGGAAACGCATCTTTAAATGTTACTTTCAAAACTGGTACAGATTGGTTGCTATAAATTAACAGAACCATATCTCCACGAACTTGATCTGCAGCGGCTCTTCGAGCTTGAGGTATATTGCCGAATTGTCTAAGATTATCTGGATATCCCAGACTTGTCATCCAATCAAAAATTTCTAACCAGTTTTTCATTTCCTCATCTACCAGAAACGATACGCCAAGAACAGAATATGTAAGTTTATCGCCGGGCTCTGGAATACGCACAAACGG